CACCTGGAGTGCCAGATACTTCAGCATGTATTTGAGCACCTTCTGTAGTCATATCAGTGCCATCAGCAGCTTGCCAAGTTATTCTACCTAACTGGTCATTGTCAGCTAAAATTGTAAACGAACCTTGAGATGTTCCTTTTGAATGGTTTAGAGCAAGTACTGACCCACCTGCTGAATTCCTATAAGAGTTTGCCTCTATAATAGCAGAATTGCCTTCTTTAACTACGATAAATTGCCCAGTAGCTACAGCAGTAGGGTCAGCACCAATACCAACTCTATCATTACCACCATTAACAACCAGCATATTAGCATTGCCATTTGATTCAACACGGAAGTCTAGGTCGGCACTTGATTCATTAATAGTAACAGCTTGACCGTCTAAAGCTGATTTTGAAAGAACTCTTGCTCTACTCATTTACTTCTCCTTTAACTTATTTATTAAGATGGTTTCGTAGGCATATCTACATTTGGAAATCCATCTGCTGCAGGTAAGTCACGTAATGCTTGACGGTATGTTTTCCACGCATCTGACATAGTAACATCTGCACCTGCCATCCAATCTGATTTGCCTAGTCGACGATTTCTGTCTTGTCTCATCATAACTATTTTAGTTTTATTACGTTCACCGTTTTTTATATAAGCAGCTTTTTTAGCATCTTGTACTTCCTGTTCCGCATCAGTTAGCTCAATCATTTCACTGTTTATACATTTATACTGATTTGCCATTTTATTTACTCCTTACGATTTATTATAGCCAATTAAAGTAAGCCTAGTGTTTGCTGCAAAATTTCCACCATCTACTCTTTCCATGCTAATGCCACCTACTGTTACGTCTGTTTTAGCCATTGATTCATAATGAAAAGTTATAATCTCCGTTTCAATGTCGCTTCTGGAGAAAAGTATTACTTCCGCTACAAAAATTCTATTAGGGTTTTTAGGATTCATTATTTTCATATAGTTGTGACCTATAGGACTAAGGTCTGACCCTGTGTTAGCACTAGCAGATGTAAAGTTAGCACAGTGCATACCAGTAGTCTGTGTCCTCCATTCATTTTGGTCCTGTCTACTAGTACCACCACCATCGCCATCATTGTCAGTTCCAAAATTTACAACTTGATAATTGGCATCTGTGAATTTAGTTCCGTTATCAGCCGTTGCATAAAATTCAACCTCTTCTACAGCATTGCCATCATTGACTGAAATTAAATCAAACTCTAAATGGTAAACGTCAAATGTTGTAGAAAAACCTGTAACAGTAACAGCAGCAGCAGCACTTCCCAAAATAGTACTAGCAACCATAGTCGTAGCACCCCCTGCTGCAGCTTCAAAAGCTACTCCACTACCAGTAGATGTAAGCACCTGACCGTCTGAGCCTTGAGCACCATTAATTTTAAAGTTTTCTGCATCAACTAATCCTGCAAAAGCATTTTTGTATTTTAAACTAGCTGTGCCTAAGTCAATATCGTTATCTGTTACTGGATTTATTGCCCCATCTGCCATAGTAAATTGAGAAGTACCCCCTGCACTAAATGCCATAGTGTCTGCTGCGCTAAAGAGTAGTCCTGTATTAGTATCGCCTATATTGCTCAGTGCAGGTGCTCCTACTGTGCCATCTGCAACAGTAACCTGCCCCGCCACGCTAAGGCGACCATTTACATTACCGTCAAACACGCTAAACACATCGTACACTACCACCTCAACTATATCATTAGCTAACATTGCAGTTATAGAACCAATCGTGTTGGCTGTGCTAGTTACATAGTCTGTCCCTGCTACAAGTGATACACCATTGAGTGACACATCTACAAACTCACCGTCACTAAATATCAGTGTGTTACCGTTAGCGTCTGAGCCAGATACAGAGGTATCATCTGCTGAGGCAGTGTAGTAATACCTAGCTCTCACTGCTTGAGTAGGTGACTTTCCTAAATATGGCATTTATATTTCTCCTTTAACTTATTTATTAAGATGGTTTTGTTCCCCAATCAATAGTACCTTTTGGAAACCCCGATTGACTTGGAATGTCTCTTAAATGTTTCCTATAAGCTTTCCATTCATCTGATATAGTAATGTCAGAACTAGCTCTCCAATCAGAACGATGTAAAAAACTGTCACGTTTTTCTCTTATCATGTTTGCTTCAAAAGTACCATCCACATAATTGTCTTTACGTTTAGTTACTTTGGCTTTTTCTGTGTCGTTCATTTCAACCATAACGCCATTTATGCAATTGTATAATTTAGCCATTTTTTATTTCCTTTCCTTAAGCCCTTGCAAAGGCTATTAATTGAAGGCTAGACCCTGTTTTAAAATTACCACCGCCATTTAGAAAAAATTTTAATCCGCCAATATCTTTATTCATGTCATCAAATAGATAAGCTGCAGTAACATAGTCTGTATTAGGGTAAGCAGCGCAGTTATTTATTGCAGAAAAACTGCAGTTATCATTTTTAGGATTGCAGATAATCATATGTCCACTTCCTAAAAGACCATTATCATCATTTGCTCTTGTACCTGCTTGGAGGTCGCTTCTGTTTGAGTGAAATCTAGCTTGGTTATTGGAGAATGGGTCTGAATCTGCGTCCTTTTGCGCCACGTTATTATAAAGACTAACTTCATAAGCAGTGCCATCATCTTCTGTAACGTGGAATTCAACAGCGTCACCGCTACCATCGTGTATCCAATTATAGTATAATATGTACATGTCATGGGATGTAGAAAAACCTGTAACAGTCATTGCAGCAGCAGCACTTCCCAAAATTACACTAGCTATTAGGGTAGTAGCACCACTTGAAGGTATAGCTTCCCAAGCTACTCCACTGCCTGTAGATGTAAGCACTTGTCCATCAGTACCTTGACCACCATTAACCTTAAAATTTTCACCATCAACTACTTCTGCATCAATTAGTGGTGATGTAACTTTAGTTGGTGTGTGAGGACCACTACTAAATGTGGTAGCATCTCTTCCTACATAGGGCATATTATGTTATCTCCATAATTGAAAGTGTACCACTCAATTTGTCAGCTATAGAGCAGTCTATTTTTACAACATCTGTTGTTTCTAACACGACTTTATTTCCTGCCATTAGTTCTAGTGAGCCACCCACAGGTATGGGTGCAGCTTTAATAATTACACTTGTTCCATTAGCTGCGTTATTTGCTACTGCTCTATTGGCTGTGTCACTAACCAAAGTAACGGTAGCGGTTACGGCTGCAGTATGTATGTTTGTTAGTATTAACCCCAGTATAACTGTTGTTGTACCTGATGCTGCAGTGTACATTACATACGGTGTTCCTGCAGCGTTTGGTTCTGCTGCAAAATTTACTACTTTAAATGTGTTTGCCATTTGATTCTCCTATTATCCTAATGCTATGGCTAACGCTGTAGCCTCTTCTTGTATGAGTGGTGTTAAATATGTTTTTAATGATGCCAGTGTTTCTTGCACCATAGTTCCGTTATCATTTACTATAAGTCTATCTGCGTCTACGAGTGTGCCACCTGTAGCACTTGTACCGCCATCTAGTATATTAAACTCTGCTGCTGTGGCATTTAATGCTGCACCTGCAATTGCTAAACTTGTAGCATTAACTACACCACCCGAACTGTATATAACAGCTTTACTGTTTACTATTGTACCAGCACTTGCGCCATCTGTCAAGTTTAATTCTGCACCTGTTGCAGTTATTGCTGTACTTGCGTAGTTTAAGTTACCTGCAGCTATGTTAACTTCACCTGTACCTTTAGGTGATATGTCAATATCTATGTTGCTGTCACTGCTTCCTGCTGCTCCAATAACAACTGAAGCACCATTAGCTGAGTTAGTAATCTCTAGTGAGTTAGTAGCTGAACTAGCTGTTTGAAATATTATTATTTCATTACCGTTAGCATCTGCTATAAATCCACCATCTACAATCTTAGGTGTAGTCAATACAGGAGAAGTAAGTGTTTTATTTGTTAGTGTCTTAGTTGTAGCTGAAAGGTAAGTATCAAATGTGTCAATGTTAGTTTGACGCATTGTACCGCCATCATTTGTAAGTAGTCCATCTCCAGATGCTACAGTTGTAGTTCCTACTGTGCTACCACCATCAAGCAAGTTAAACTCTGCTGCAGTAGCAGACAAAGCTGTTCCTGCAATAGCAAAACTTGTAGCATTTACTACTCCACCTGAACTGTAAATAACACCCTTGCTGTTTACAATTGTACCTGCACTTGAGCCATCTGTTAAGTTTAATTCAGCAGTCGTAGAAGTAACACCATCAAGCAAGTTAAACTCTGCTGCAGTAGCAGTAAGTGCTGCACCCGCAATGGCTAGGCTTGTAGCATTAACAACCCCACCTGAACTGTAAATAACACCCTTACTATTTACGATTGTACCTGCACTTGCTCCATCTAGTACATTAAGTTCTGCACCTGTAGCTGTTAGTCCAGTTACGTTATTGGCTGTGGCACTAACGGAATCTACGTAGGCTTTTACAGACTGCTGTGTAGGCACAAGTGTAGCACTGTTAGATGACATATTGTCTTCATCTACAAATGCTGTAACTGTTATAGTACCGTCAGCTAAATTACCAAAGTTAATTGTGCCTGTTGTTGTAATAGCACTAGAGCCAGTATCTATAGTTCCAAAGCCACTAGTTATACTACCCGCATTTAAAGCACCGACAGTTGTTACATTGCTTAACGTATCTAACGATGTTTCCATGTAGGTTTCTAGGTCAGTAAGAGCTACCTGAACCATTGTACCATTATCATTAACTACGAATCTGTCTGCGTCTGCTAGTGTAGTAGAAGTTGCGGATGTATCACCGTCTAAAATACTTAATTCAGCAGGAGTAGACGTAATTGCTGTATTACTTGCTGCTGCTAATAAAGGTAACGTACCACTTTGATTGGGTAGATTAATTGTTCTAGTTGCTGTAGGGTCAACTATACTCAGTGTAGTTTTATGAGCATCATCAGTAGCACCCTCAAATATAAATGCGTTCTGTACATCTATAGATTGTGAGGACACAGTAGTTGTTGTACCTGTTACTGTTAGATTGCCACCTACTACCACATTTCCTGTAGCAGTTAAATCGTTTATACCAGTATAATTTTTACTTGAATCTAAAATTACTGCCTTACTCGCTATGGCTGTACCTATTGCTGTACTACCAAGGTCTAGGGCATTAAGTTCACCTACAACCGCTGTTATGCCGTCAAGGACATTGATTTCTGCTGTTGTAGCTGTAACTCCATCAATAAGATTAAGCTCTGTAGTAGTAGCTGTAACACCGTCCAGTAAGTTTAGTTCTGCTGTAGTTGCAGTTACGCCATCAAGTAAATTAAGTTCTGCTGCAGTGGACGTAACGGCTGTTGAGCCTAGTGTAAACTGCCCATCTGGAACTATAAGTCCTGCGTTACCACTAAAGATTAAATCATCTGCTGATGTATCCCAAATCATAAATGCGCTGGATGTGTCACCAAAGAACTTAGTGTCATACCCTTGTCCATCTACACCTGAAGTAAATGTAGCATCTATCTGTACTGCACCATCAATGTCTACAACGTCTAAGTTAGTTGTGCCGTCCACATCTATAGCACCAGAAATGTCTAACGCTGTACCTATTAGTGTTTGAGTTAGAGTTATCTGTCCGTTAGAAGCTATGGTCATTGCGTCTACATCAGAGGCTGAGCCTATAGTCTTACCGTCACCTATAATTATGTCATCTGTAAATGTAGCTATGCCAGTTACACCTAGTGTACCTGCTACTGTAGCATTTGCGTCAACATCAAGAGTGTCTATATGTGCTGTACCATCTAGGAATAAGTCTTTAAACTCTAAATCACTTGCACCTAAATCTATATCGTTATCTGTTTGTGGGGTAATAGAACCATCAGCAAATACTACCTGTGCTGCACCACCTGCAGTAAAAGCAATTTCATCGGATGCACTAAAAAATAATCCACAGTTAGTATCCCCAGTATTTGTTATAGAAGGATTACCTGCTGAACCGTCAGGTATAGACAATATACCTGCAAGAGTAGTTGCACCAGTTACACCCAGAGTACCTGCAACGGTTGCATTTACATCTACGTCTAGTGTATCTACGTGAGCAATACCGTCAAGATATAAATCTTTAAATTCTTTAGATGCTGTACCTAAATCTATATCGCTATCTGTTGTTGGTATTATACCACCGTCCTCAATAGTAAGTTGTTCTGTACCTGCTATATCAAATCTAATTTTATCTTCATCTGCAGACTCTTCAACTTGTATCTTAGTATCACCATCAGCATCACGCATTGCAATGATTGGACCACCTTCAGCAGCAGTTCCATCATGTTTATGACCTGTTGTAGCATGAAGAGCAGCAACTAGAGCATTTAGTTCTGCGTTAATAGGAGCAGACTTAACTGTAGTACCTGCTTGAATATCTGCTAGATTTGTTCTTGTATAACCTGCCATTACCTTACATCCCCTAATCCATAAGTAATTGTGAAGCCTTGAATACTATGGCTTGCGTTTGTATCATCTGTAACATAAGTAAGTGCTAGTGCCTTACCTGATCCTGCAAATGTAACTGATTCTACTGGTGATGGATTACCATCATATATATCTGTTGTGTCATACACGGCTATGTTACTGCCACTATCAAAGAAAGCTCCAGGTGCTGTATTAACCATACTAAGGTTTTCTGGTGTGCTTATATCTGTATTATCATAATCATAAGTAACAGCTAGAGCTATTGAAAAATTTCCTTCTGCACTCATGTAAGTTGATGTACTGTAATAATTTTTTCTTTGTTCTGGATTATCCATATAGATGAATGGAGTTTTGTAAATACTTAAAACGTTACTTGTATCAAAAGCATTTCCTGATTCTTGTTGGAATACTTTACCTGTACTTGCACCATGTATTACAAACTCTGTCTGACCTATATAACCACTGTCTGCACATGTACATTCTATCCCTGACAGTTGACCAAATTCAAATGAATAGTTTCCTTTAATCTCTCGTAACGCTCCTATAATACCTGCAGAACCTGATGTAGAAAACATGTATCTAAATTGAGACTTAGACCTTATAATTACAGACGATAAATTAGTTAGTGTTTCTCCTGTAATAATATTATTAACTGTTGATTGTATGTTTTTAGATATTGTTTCTAAATTAACATCACCAATTTTGTTTGTACCACCTATAGGTCTAATTCCATCAGGAGACAAAAAGAGTAAGTCACCACCTAATTCTACCACACTATCTCTTGCAAGGCAACCTAAATTTGAAGTAACTGTTTCTAATCTAAAGTTAGCTGAGTTTTCACCAACGAGTCTTTTTATATTATTAGTACCAAATATATACAGTACGTTACGAAACTTTTTAATAGCTACAATTTCAAACCCTACATTTATAACACCTGCACCATTAGCAGGACTAAAATCTGTTTCGGATGTAGGAGCACTAAAATATAAGTTGCTTACTTCTGCAGGGTCTCCTGCTAAAAATAAATGATTTTGAAACTCTGCTGCTATTGTAGGGTCTGTAGGTGCGTCTTGAGAAGTACCAGAAGGAACAGGATTGGAAGCAATAGCGTCTGTTATTTGTATATAGTTTGTTCCATCATATGTAGCTGCAGGATTAATACCATCAGTTAAAATTATTTTAGGTACGCCAAAATTAATCTTTTCAAAACGTACTTTAACAACCCCTGTCATCGTAGGGTTAGCAGGTCTATACTGTCCTGCACCTGAACCTACTGTTATGTTACCTGTTACTGCACCGCTAGAAGCTATTTGCGTTATTGTATTAAAATAATTTGTAGTAGTTACTGTAGCATCTGCTGCAGGTCCAGTTATAGTTTCTTCTAGTGCTTCGCCTAAATAATTAGTGCCTGTTATAGTAAGTGTTATTCCTGATACATCTCCACCTGCTGAAAATATTGTAACCAATCTAGGTTGCTCTGCTGCAGAGGTAGTAAAGTTAATTGTGTTAGATGAGTGCAATGCACCGTTAATAGTTAGATTAGCTGCTCCTGAGTTTGTCTGTGCTGCACATACACCGTCAGGGTCATTGGCTATAAGGTCTGATGTTACTTCTATCCAACCCACTCTAGTTGCATTACCTGTAGCCGTAGCAACACCCTCTGAAGTAACTCCTGTAATCACATTTCCACTAGAAAAAACTATAGTAGGATTAAAACCAAAATCTATTGTTACTAATGCGGATGCTGTAGCTTTAACAATTCCTGTGGTACTAACTGCTGTTGCATCACTAGAACTTACTACTGCTGTTACAGACTCACCTACTGTAAGGTTTGTACCTTGACCAGAGCCTACTGCTATCGTAAAATAAAAATTCCAATGATGTAAGTAGTTAGCCCCTGAAGAAGGTTTCCTAGCTCCAAATATTCCTTGGTGTATTGCATTTGCTACACATACTCCTAACACGGAACCTGCACCTGTAACTGTACCCATGTTGTTTGCAAAGCCAGATAATCTTCTATAGCCACCCTCAAGGTTTGGCTCATAGTTTACTAGTTGTGTAGCAGACCCTGGAGATTCTTCCCCCAGAGACAGTACGTCACTGCCTGTATTTAGTCCACCCCTGCAGACAGCCTTAAAGGTAGAAACTGCATCTGCCATACTAAGAACCCAAGCTTAACATGTGTGAAGAGGACTTAGGTCTATTAATAACAGTTGAGCGTATAGATAGTGGATCGTCTAGTAGTAGTCTACGCATAGACTTTATACCATCTTTAAATTTTTGTTGATGTATTTGAGCACTCTGCTCATTTGATCTAAACCTCATCATGTAAGTCATAGCACCATCTATAACTATATATTTAAATCTATCAGGTATTAGTGTAGTATCTGTATATGCAGATAAATCAGCAGGAAACTTATAGTATACATACTCAACTACATATGCTGCATCAGGAATTGGAGTAACACCAAACTTTTCTTCTGAAGTTTGATATATTATTGTAGGAATTGTACGTCCACCTGTACCTGCATTTTCTTCTACTGATTTATAAAACCTTATATATTGGTCAAAAGGAATTGTTGGTAGTGATTTAGCAGAGTTATTTACAGAAGCTAAAGATCTTAAATAAAATGTATCCCAATCTGCACTAGCTAGGTCTACAGGGAAAGCGTATGTTCCTGTACCTGCTGTAAGTGTTTGGGTAGTAGTTGTTTTTAAGAATGGAAACTGATGTCCATCCTGTAGAATTTCTCGTATAGAGTTATTGATAGCATCTTTAGCTATAGCTTGTACATTTTTAGCAGTACCAAACCCATCACCATTAACATCAAGAGTAACTTCATTCATTCTACGTAGTAGGTCATTAACTAAAGTTATGTACGGTGTTGACATCAGCTCTCCTTTGTTATAAGTAAGAGGGCAAGTTTCCCTGCCCCCTTATTAGTTATTAGGCTAGTAAGTCTCTAGCTGCATCTGCTGCTGTTGGAACACTGTAGTTGTCAATGTCCATAATTACAGCCCAGACTCTAATGATACCCCCTTCAGGTGGATTAGAAGATGCTTGCAACTCTAAGTCAATAGTAGTTGCTGCTGAAGTAAGAGTTGGTAAGTTAGCTGCAATAGGTATACCATATGCACCTACTAAAGCTGCGTCACCATCTATTACTGCGACAAATGCGTCAACATCTGCTGCAACACCTCCAGTAGAAGCTGTTACAATACCTAAGTTCCAAGTAGTGTCACTACCCTCACCTGTAGTTATAGCTTCAAACTCTAAACTACAGCAGAGTATCAAAGTATTAGCAGGAATAGTAAACACTTTCATAGTGTCATTTACTGCTAATGTAGCATGCTTTGATAAGTCAATACTATTAGAAATTAGATAAGGAGTAGCTGTTCTGTTACCCCTACCTGTAACAGGTTGTAAGGCGGTTGTTAATACAGTCATAGTTTATCCTTCCTTTAACCTGCGTTATATTTGGCAGTAACGATAGCTTCAGGACGAAGTATCTTTCTACCATATAGATGCATACCACGAACAATGTCAGCAAAGCTGTCAGGGTCACGATATGTTTCAGTTTTGCTGAGTTGTTCAGCAGTAGCAACAGCAGAACCATGTCCTGCAACAATAACACCATAGTTATCATCTTGGTTTCCTGTTCCAGATGTACCTGGACCTGTACCTTTAGCAGGTAAGTTGCTAGAAACATAAACTCTAAATCCTGCTAGGTTGTTTAGAACGAGACCGTTTTGTAATTGTCCTGCTCCACCGTAGTCAGAGTTCATTAGTTTAGAGTTCTCATCACCTAGAAGCTCTAAGAACACAGGGTCAATAACAAGCCATCTGTCTTGTGTATCAACTTGCTGTTGGTTCAATAGTCGTGCCATACGATTGATAACAACCATTGGTGTAACCGATACAGTAGCTATAGCAGTAACACCGCCTGTTTGATTAACTACAGGAATAGAAGTGTCAGCAGCAGAGCCACCTGATATACTAGCAAATGAATCCTCACGGAGTTTCATTGAAGTTAGTAGTTCATCAGAACCTGCAGTTGAAACTGCTTTAGTTCCGTTTACGGTTGCATTTACAGCACTACCTACAGCATGTTTACTTAGCTGCTCATAACCAGAAAGATACGCAAGTACTTCTTGGTCATAGTTATCTGCTAATCTATATGCTGCTCTATCAGTAGCAAGCTGCATAAAATTAACGTGGCTGTGGGCTTCTTCTATATCGTCCATCTTGAACGCATAGTAGTTAGCCTTATCTACAACGAGAGAAAAATCCTCGTCATCTAAGTCTTGGGCAGTAACTTGAGTTCCTCTAGCATAGTTGCTAACAGAAACTTCTGGTTCTTTGATGATTTTAACTGTATCACCTTGACCATTAATTTCTCCCATGTAGTCTGAGTTAGTAATATCCCCAACAACAGTTGACTTGCGGAATGCAAGCTGTACCTGCTTGGAATAGATTATTGGTGAAAAATTACCGTTTGGTAAATTTCCATACCCTGTAGCGGTTGCAAAAGCCATGATAAATCCTCCTATGATATTGGCTTACTTAAAAGCTAAACATCGTACTAAGAGGCTATATTGTTTAGAGTGCATAAAACTACGTGGCAGCTAACCGTGTAATTAGTGGGTCTATACTTTATAGGTAGTCTTGATTACTGTTTAGACTTCGTAAAAAAACTAAGACATAAAGGTAGTCAAAGAGAGGCTTTGTGTCTTAGTCACTAGTTATACTCATAAAATGTTATTTGTCAACACTTTATCTTCTATTTCCTGATATATCGTAAATCATTTTACCAGAACGCATTGCTGTATTAATTTTTTCTGCATTGTCTGAATACTGCCTGTCAGTCATCTTTGCAATATCAGACTCTTTAATTGTATCTGCCATCTCTAAGGCATCTACACTTGTCTTAGAACCTTTGTTTACTAACGACGCAGCATCTTTTGCTTTACTTTTTTTAGCACTTGGTGTAAGACCCTTATCGACTTTATATAAATCAAGTACACGGACCACTGAAGGAGCATCATCTGTGTTTTCGTAAAGAGCATTCTGAACCCACTTAGGCTGTTCCTCAACCCAATTATGAAACTCATCTGAGTCACGTAATGTATCAAAGTCTTTATGCGATTCCCTAATGTCATTCTCTGCACGACTCCTTGTTGCTTCTGTCTTTGCTTTACTTAACTCTTCTAACTGTATGTTAGCCTTATCAAATAACTGTTTAGCTTTTTTCTCAGCGATTGTTTCAACTATCCCTGCTACATCAGGATATTCTTTTGCCCATGCAGCTATGTCTTCATCAGACTTAGGTGGAACTAGTTTCTTAGTGCTACCCAGTTGATCCTCAAGTTCTTTTAACTTAGCATCAAACTCTTTTTCTTTTGCAGCAAGATGTCTTCTAACATCACCATATCTTGTTTTAAAAGATTTTTCTTCTTCAGTAAGAGCCTCTTCTGATACTGCAGTTTCTTCTCCTGCTTGTTGAGTTGAGACTTCCTGACCTTCTTCAGTTCTTTCTTGGAGTCTCTCTCCTTGCTCTTTAGCAATGAGTTCCTTAAGTTCTTGCTCTTCTCTTGCAATCTTTTCTTTTGTACTTGCCCTTGTTCTTGACATGTAACCTGCATCTTTAGGCGTTTCAATTTGTTCTAGTTCTGGCATTTATATTCCTTTGCTTGGGGTCAACTACTGTTGAGTAGCCAATTATCATTTACTTGCTAAACCCTTACCTCTGGGTTTTTTTGGTTTACGTTTTGGTTTAGTTAATAGTCCTCCCTTGTTTATTCCTGATATTCCTAGTGCTGTATCTAAATCTGCACCACCTGCTTTAGTTCCACCACCTTTAGGAGCTTTATCATCGTCTATTCTGAGTCTTGATACAGGAGCAACATTCTTAGTTGCTGTTGTTAAAGCTGTTGATTGTTCTTTTATATTTTTACCTGATAAATTACCTACGTTACTTAAAGATGCTTTTTGAATATCTGTAAATCCACTGCTACCACTACCACCAGTTCTAGGTCTTAGCGGTGGTGGAGATGAAAGTGCTATTGCACCTGAAACTTCAGCAGCAGTGCTAGGATTTAATAAAGCTTTAAATACACTACCTATACCTTCAAATACATCTTTAATTATTGTAAGTGCTGATCCAAATAAACCAAAACCTAGTGTACTAGCAAGACCTTCTAATGCATTAGGATTATCTTTGTCATTAATAATTGCATTAATATCATCTGCAGAAACATCTTTTCCTGTAGCAGATTTTATTTCAGCAGGAATAAGTGCTACTTTTTTAGATAGGGGTAGATTATAATAGTCTGTAAAATTTAAATCTATTCCTTCTACTTTTTCTAAACGACCAAAAGAAGTTTTTAAAGCATTGTAGTTTTTATTTGTTATTAGAGCACCACCTAAATCATTTCTTGCAATTTTTTCTGATTCAGGTTTAGGGTCTCTATCTTTTTTAGTTTGTACTACATTTTGTGCAGGTAATTGTTCTATTGGAAGATAACCTTCATCAATATATTTTTGGAAAGTAGGATTTACTACACCGTTTGTAAATGGTATTTGCATTGTTTTTCTTGTAACAGGGTCTGCATATGTTTTGTAAGTTATTATAGCATTATTGTTTGGAAGATTTGATGCAGCAGTTTGTGCTGCTGTTATTCCACTTGTATTACCATATCTAAAACCTTGAAGTGGGTCAGTTTTTAAAGCAGTAGCTGCTTGATTTTTTATACCTGTTTCAATAGATTGAACATCTCCTGCAACATTATAGCCACCTATGTAACCACCCTTAGCAGCACCTGTTATTTTTTTAATCATGTCTTCTTCTTCAGGGGATAGCTCTTTTTCTCCTGAACTAGTAATCATTGCTACAGCTACAGGCTCACCACCTATACGTCCATTACGTTCCATGTTTGCAAGACCCATTTTAGCATCTGTACGTAGGTCTTCAAAAAACTTTACTCCATAAAACCTTACAACATCAGCAGGTATAACATACTCACCCTCACTAAGTTGTGCAGGTATGTCATCTCTAACTTCTTCTGCTAGAGAACCAGAAGGTACATCATTACCACTTACAGGATCTTTGGTTGTACCATCATCCTTAAGACCACCATCCGCAAACATATCCATTTGATTTTTCATTGCTGTACCACCTTCATTCATTGTAAGTTTTTTTTCTGAAGCTCCACCCTTGTTACTTCTTTTTTCTGCTGCTTCTACTGCAGAAGGTATATCTTTAAATCTAGGAAACTTTTTACCTGTTTCTTTTTCATATTCAAAAGCTGCATTCCATGCTTTATCATTACTAAAGTATTTGGTTACAGTGCCATCCTTATTAATTTCTTCTTTTGTTTCGCTAAGAAATACAGGTTCTTTTGTTTCTGTATCAAACCATATCGTAGGTATATTCCATGCTCCATTATCAGGTGCATTTTCAGAAGCAAGATACTCTGTAGCGTAACGATTACCTACTGTACTTATAGGTTTATGCTTCTTAGGATCAAATGGTTCTAACTTAGCCATCTTTATTCATTTCCTCTCTAAGATACTTAAGTCTACGTAATGCAAAGATTGAGCCTTGAGCTTTATAGAGTGTGTGTACATCATCAGCTTGTTCCATTGCACTATGATGTATAGAAATATTATGGTCTAAGTATTCTACAAAGTTATCCCACAGTTTTTTATTATTAACTAACTCTTTTAAGTTCATTGAACAGCACCCTGATTAGCAGAAAATCCATCTTCTTCTGGAGTAGGTACTGAACCTGTTCCTATGTTTCCACCACCTGATCCCTGAGTGTCTTGTACTTGTCCACCTACAGGAGCTTGTCCTTGCTGTGGTGGTTGACCCTGTGGTTGTTGAGGTGGGGGTGGTGGTGGGTTTTGTTCCTGAAACTTCTTGAGTATCTCAGCCTGTACTGCAGCCTGACTCATTGAGTTGGCTACCTTATCAGGGTCTAAGTCCATGCTCTTAGCAATCTCTCTAACTATATAATCCATTCGTGCAAAGGGTGCTAGGGTTGGATTAGATACAGTCTGCATGAATTGCATAAGTCTTTGACTACGTACTTCGTTAGCCATCAAACTTTCTGTACCCTGTGCTTTAACTTCAAGATCACCTTTTATTTCAGAATCAAAATCAAACTGCATATTAAAACTAAAGAAAGCCTTACCCAGTGGTCCTAGTAAGTAGTCATCTACATTCTTAATAACAGTTCTTATAGAACCGTTAGCTGCATTCATAAGCATAGATATGCCAGAAGCTGTCCTACCTACACCTGACACACCTGTCTGTCCATGTGAGAAAGATGCAAGTCCTGTACTTTCATCTGATAGCTGCCTAGCCTTGTCAAACATCTGCATGTTTTCATTAGATACATTAGGAAACTTAGTTCCAAAGATACCCTGTCCAGGTGCTCCTCCTTGTCTTCTAAATACTTTTCCAGGGTATACACTTAGGTCTTGTCCAGGGACTAAGTTAGTCTCATCTACTTCTATTAATAGATTACCTGAGAGTGCAGCATTGTCCACAGACATCCTCATAAAACCATTCATAAGGGTCTGTGTGTCATCCATATTTTCTGCAATACCTACACCAAATATACTGTATGGGTTCATTTCATAGGGTGTAGCATAGTAGGGTAAGTAGGCAGGAGTAAATGGGTTCATTACTAATCGTAGTACATGGTTATTGCATATCCACACATTAACACTAACTTGCTCTACATCTTTTAATTCATCAGGAATATCTACATCATTATTTTCAAGAACATCTTTATCTACATAACCCCAGAACTCTAAGATTTCAAAACGCTCTGCTCTATCTTCTTCAGCGTTGTCTTCCATTACGTGTTCCCACCACTCTTTATTATACATCTCTCCCTGTGCAAGAGATTTGTCAATAGCATTGGCACGGAAAAAAGGTCTCCGTTTTAAAGCACGGAGTTGAGAACGTGACATCTTATGTCTTTCTATAACATACTCTGCCTCATCCATATTATTTGCATCAGGGTCTGGATAGAAATTCCATATAGATACATTAGAAGTTTGTGGCACGGTTTTAAAGATTGGAGTGTATGTGCCATCCTCATCCCAGTTAGGGTACTCTTTATCAACAGCAAATGGTCCTTTCATAATACCTGTACCAAATAAAGCAGACTCAAACATAGCAGAACGTAACTGCTTCTTAGCATTTGACTCCTCTAGTTGGTCATGTATTTTCTTTTCCATTTTCTTAGCTGCAATCATTGCAGGGTGAAAGTTTACAGAACTAGGACTTCCTGTTGACTTAAACTTAATATCATCCTCAACTGCACTCAGATCGTCTTTAAGTGGTCCTACACGTTCTTTAAACTCTGGCATAGTCTCACCTGCCATAAGTTGTGGATCGTCTGTAGCCCCTGTTTCTGCTTCTCCTGTAGCCTTTTTAAGTTGAGCATTAGTTTCTAAGCTGACTGTGTCCTCTACTCCATCAGGTAAAACTGTAGGATTAATACTAAGTGGAAACTTGTTAGCACCAAAAAGAACTTCTACCAGTTGTCCGTAGGCTGCAAGTACTTTTGTTTTTGTAACTTTGACAAAGACCCTAGATTTTTCTGTAGATGTAAATTGAACCTCTGGACCATATAGACCACGGTAGTTACGATAGGCTTGTATCCACCTTTCCTCATCGCCTCTCCTAGATGTTTCAGCTTTACGATATTTACCTTTTACAAAACTTATAATTTCTCCTACAGAAGTATCTGAGTACTCATCTTCCTCTATATCATCAACAGCAACAACTTGCTCAGAGTCTGCAGTTATATTATCTTCTTCCATATTATATCCTTAATATCCAAATGTTGCATCAGCAGCTTGAAATCCACTACGTTGACTTGTAGGGTCATAGTCAAATAGACTGCTTCTTGGTCTAGTCATTACTCCGTAACGTAAAGCATCGTATAGGTGGTCTTCAGAATGTGTATTTACATCTTCAGAATTATTTTTATCCAGTGGAATAGATGGGAGTTGAGAAGTTGTTTGAATGCACGAATTAAAAAATACAAGTCTAGGTTCTTCTGTAAACTCATCCAATTGTAATCGACTGTGTATTTCATTCTTACCTGCTATTCTTGATCCCCTACTTCTATCTGCAGGTCTCCAACGACAGCCCTTCATTATCATTTGTTCTGCTAGTGATGGTCCTGTATCTCCACGTTTATGCCAGAGTGAAGAATCAAGAACACCATACCTAATCTTTTCTCCCTCTTCCATCTCTAATATTATATCTGCTAAATCTGAAGCAGTAACCTTTGATACATATAACTCTCTATAAACAACTAACTGTTCTGATGGACTGACTGCAAACCAGAGTACCCCAGTGTGGCTTCCATAACCATAGTCACAGGAACGAAACCTAGACCAACTATGGGGTATATCATAGGGATCAACAACATGAATATTTCTGTTCCACTCTGGAAAAGCTGCTCCTGCGTTGACATCCCAATTTCCTTCTAGTAATTGTTTACGTTGATGTTCAGGAAGTGATAGTAAATTTGCTTCGTACATTCCATCATCTGCTAAGTAAGGATTATCAAATAATGTTGCAGGTATAAACCTACGTTTAAATAGTGGTTCTCCTTCACGGCTATGACCCTTTGGCATTTTTAAGGTCTCACCTGTTGCAATGTCCGTAGCCCAAAATGCTTCTCCATGTGGAGCAGGGTCTATAAACATTTTTTTAACCCAAGAATGTCCATTTCCTCCAGGGTTTGTAGTAGCTCTTTGATACAATTCTAAGTTAGTTCCTTTTGTAGTACGCAGTCTTGATCTCATATAGTCAAATGGGTATGGACTTGCCCACTGTGTTAACTCATCAAATCCTATCCAACTAAAAGCCTGTCCTTGGTAGCGTGTAACATCATCATCTCTGTCTAGGTAGGACAACCAGAGTGTTGCTCCTGATGGTGCTACCCAAGTCTTGTCTCTTTCCATAAACTTTATATTTGGTATTGCTTGTGGATAGAGTTGTTTGGATACTGATATAAGTTCTCTAAGTTCTTCTGTAGTCTTCCTTACTAGTAGTCCCCTAAAGCTAGGGTTGTTAAAGTATCTAACAGGGTCTGCAAGCATTGCGTATGACTTACCCCCACCTGCACTTCCACCATATAAAACTTCTCGTTCATTAGAAGAAAGAAACTCTGTCTGTGGTCCTTTGTTTGGTTGGAAGATTATTCCCTGTGCTTCTTCTATCTCTACTGGCTCTGGTTTAGTTTGGGGATAAACTTTCGGCTCTACCACCAATTCTTCTTTCTTCAATTTTTTCTGCTTTCTCAAGGGCTTCTTTGTACCTTTGAGCAAGATAGCGTTGCGCTGAAGCATCTGTTTTACGTTTTTGCTCAAGCTTTACTCTTTTCATTAAACCAACATGAGATATATATCGTCCCGATTCTGTGCTTAACCAATTTGCTACATCCCTATAACTGTACTGTTTAAGATACTTCTTTGCTTTTTCTAATAACTCCAACTCATTATCAATAGGTAGAAGCATATCTTTGTCTGTTTCATCCTGACTGTAACCAAAGGGTATAATCCTACCTACTCTTATTACAGGTTGCCAATCAAAACCTAATTCAGTTTCCTCTGGCTTTGGAAGTTTCCAATCCTTACTCGTCTTCATTATTCTTCGGTGGTAAAATAAATAAAGGGCTAGATGATGTTACCTCAACTTTATCAGTCTTAGTAAAACCACTACGGTCTAGTATGTCTTTTGCTGCTGTCATTTTTTCTTTATTACCTAAGTCTGTTGGGCTACTCATTATTTCATACATAGAGTATGCAGCCTTAGTAGCTGTAGAAGAAATAAACTTTTTAGTTATATCTGCAATCTCATCTTGTAAAGCACTTGTAATAGAAGAAGTAGCTACCGTGTCAGCATAACCTGCAAGTTTACGTGCTGTTGCAGGATTACCTCTAGCTTCTTCAAATAAAACATCCAGAAACTTTTGTTGTTTCTCTGTTAGATTTCTACTCATTATATCATATCCTTATTGACTTGTCAACACATTTATATTGTATAGTGTGTGGAGCAGGAAGATCAGATACTATCTGTGTTACAAATGCACCTACTACCTTTCTGCATTCTTGCTGTGTTGTTACGAGTTCAGGTGATTTAAACATCTTACAACTTACAGACTGATCTAATACAGACAGAAGACATATTGTAACTACAGGTAAAAACACTAGCTTAATTCAAAGTGTGGACCATCAATAAATGGTCTCCTACCCTGTCCTCTTCTTAAATCAATGTATGCATTCATGGCATCTTCCATTGTACCACTCCACTCACGCATATCATTTATTTGCCAAGCTGCTCCCCAACGTACAGATACGCCCTCAAGCTTTGCAGCTTCCTTCATAGCGTCAGCAATATCGTCGTAGACATTGAGTTCCCATGAAGCCCTCCCTCCAATATAAGCCATTAAGTCTACAGCTAAACCTTCTAGGTGTTTAGACTTCATGGTCTGTGATGCTCCTTTGGCTACAAGAGCTTCCTGCTCCTCTATGGTACGCATACCACAGATAACACCAAAGTCTATTTTAGTTAGCTCTATAGCTTTTTTTACAACACGTACCATACTATCATTTACACCGTCAAGTCTGGCTAGGCTTTTTTGAGAGAGGTTGAATCCCATTATGTTTCCTTTTTCTTTGCTAGTCTTTCTTTATCGTCTCGTTCCTTACAGGGTTCACATATCCCGTTCATCTCTATAAATTTTTTCTTAAGTTGAGAGTACACTTTAAATACCTTTATGGGTGTTTTGCATACAGGACATTCTATCATTTTTTTGTTTTTCTTTTTAACCCACGTTTTTTATTTAGGTAGTCACGTAACGATAAACCTGACTTCTTTAATTCTTCCGCTGTTACTGCAGCTTTTTTAATATCATCGCCCTTTTTGTTAGTGACCATAAAATAGTCCTTACCCATAGTCTTAGCTTGTGCTATGGTTCTAGGCTCT